ATGACTTTGTGCCACGTAAAGGCGTAATGACTCGATACGGTAAGAAGATGGTTCGTCCTGATATGTACGGTCTTGTAATCTGTCGTGGTCTTCTTGGAGAATCTGGAGCTTCCTAAGTCTTAGTTATTCTTCATAATATAAAAAACGCTCTTGGACTTTTGTTTGAGGGCGTTTTCTTTTTAGAGAAACTACTTATAATGAATAGGTCATCTGACCTCAAATTTTAATTTAATTAAGGAGAAATAAATTATGGCTAAATCTGGAAGAGCTTTTTCTGATAGGAAAAAAATTGAAACTTTGACTTCTGCTAAAAATATCACAGTTGCTGACTGTGGAACTTGTTTTATGGCTGATGGTTCAGGTTACAGTGCTGATGTAACTCACACTATTCCTCACCCTTCACAAGCTGGTAATGGCTGGTGGATCAAAATTATTGTTGCAACTGATGTCTTGGACAGTGGTGGAGACGATATGATAGTAGCAGTTAGAGCTGATGGAAATACTGATGGTTCTAGTACTGTTGATGATCTTTTGGCTTGTCTAGAAGTTTGTGCAACAGATGATGATCAAGGTGCTCAAGAAGCAGATGGTCACACTTTTAAGCTAAGAGGTGAATCAAAGGCATCAACATGCGTAGAAATTATTTGTGATGGTTCTAAACATTATGTTTTAGCTCATACGTTTGTTGCTGAAGACTTTACTGTCACTAACTCATAGTAGGTAATCCATGAGCAAAAGAGATAAAAGACTTAGAACAATTCTTAAAAGAATGAACCTCTTGGGTGAAATTCCTTCACCCGAGGTGGCTCGTCGTTATGGAATCCAAAAACAAGTTCAAGCTGAAATTGACAGACGCGAAGCGATCCGTCTTGCAGAAGAAGCAGAAAAGCAAAAAGCAGAAGAAGCAGAGCGCAAAAAGCGTGAAGCCGAAGAAGCGAAGCGAAAGGCAGAGGAGGACGCTAAACGCAAAGCTGAAGCTGCTAAGAAAAAGAAAGCTGCTGCTGCAAAAAAGAAAGCTCAAGCAAAAAAACAATCTTCCGAAGAATAAAAAATTAACACTATATGTTAGTCCTCCGCTCTGCCCCTTGCTCTCCAATTGCTTGGGGCTTTTCTTTTTTAAAAAACTAGTTACTTGGAACGGAGGCACCATGTATGTCATTACCAACTTTAACACCAACATCAACACAATCAGCAATTATTCTTCCTGTAACAGGAACTCATTCAAATGTTGCTGATGCATGTCCAATGGGCATGTATACAGGTTCTGTTGAATTTATAACGGGAGCAGTTAAACAAGTCAAGTTTACTTATAAAAGACTTGGCGGAGATGTTCTAGATATTGAACTAACAGAGCAAAATGTTTATGCTAATTATGAAGAAGCTGTATTAGAATATTCTTATATTGTTAACCAACATCAGGCTAAAAACGTAATTGGATCTGCTCTGGGTGGAGAAACTGGTTCTTTTAATCACAAAGGTGAGACCACGGATGGTCCAGATGGATATGCTTTAAAATACCCTAAGTTTTCATTTGAAACTAGTTTTCGTATTGGTGATTCTTTTGCTACAGAAGTAGGGCTAGGTGGAACTACTCCTATATATTCTGCTTCTATTACTACCGTTACAGGAGAGCAAGATTACGATTTACAAGATATAGTGGAAAAAATGTCAGTTGATGGTACGGCAGCGGGTTCAGCTTTTACAGGCTCAGTTGGTAATAGAAGAATAAAAATAAGAAAAATGTATTATGTATCACCTCAACAAATGTGGAGATTCTATGGATATTATGGAGGCCTTAATGTTGTTGGAAATTTTCATAACTATGGACAATATGCAGATGATTCATCTTTTCAAGTAATTCCTGCTTATCACAACAAACTTCAGGCAATGGCTTATGAAGATCATCTTTATACTAGGACATCTCATTATTCATATGAAATAATTGATAACAAATTAAGATTATATCCAAGACCAACAAATGTTTCACCTGAAAAATTTTGGTTTCGTTTTACAATAGAAGACGGAGATATATGGACAGATACAGGAGCAGGTCAAGATGGGGTAAATAATATAAACACTCTTCCATTCGAAAATATACCTTATGAGAATATTAATTCAATGGGACAACAATGGATAAGGCGTTATTCATTAGCCCTGTCAAAAGAGACTCTTGGTCAAATAAGAGGCAAGTTCGGAGGAAACATACCAATACCTGGTGACAATGTGACTCTTAATGCTTCTGATCTTCTAAGTCAAGCAAAAGAAGAACAGACAGCTCTTAAAGAAGAATTAAGAAAAGTCTTAGAGGAAACAGAGTATTCTAAACTAATTGCTGCTGATAAAGAAATGACAGAAAATGCAATTGGTATAATGAAAGATGCTCCAATGGGAATTTTTGTAGGGTAATTAAATGTCAGATGATAACAAATGGTCAAAACTAGATGCTCCACCTCCTCCAATGTTTCTTGGAGAGAAAGAAAAGAATCTTGTAAAACAAGTTAATGATGAAGTTATTGAAAGAGTTGTCGGACAGCAGATTTTGTATTTTCCAATTGATATTGATCATACAAACTTTCACCCTTTGTATGGAGAGGCAATAGAAAAAACGTTTCTTCCTCCTGTTAGGGTATTTGCAAGAGTTGAGTATCAAGGTGTTGAGACTAATGTAATAGATAATATTGGTTTAGACAAGAAAACAGCTTTAAAAGTTATGTTTCATAAAAGAAGATTAACTGATGATCAAAACTTGTTTGTTCGTGAAGGAGATTTTGTAAAATATGGTTCAATTTTTTATGAAATTGTAAAAACAAATGAACCAAAACATTTATTTGGTCAAGCAGATACACAATTTGAAATTCTTGCTGACTGTATAAGAGCTAGAGATGGAGTATTCAATGCAGAATGATGAATTTATAAAACACCAACCTTCAACTTTTGAAACCATTGACACTGGTTTATATGAATGGATAAATAACAATTTAGATCTTTATACAAAGACTAATAAAGGTATATATAAAGTGCCTGTTTTGTGGCTTGGGACTGAAAGAGTTTATCAAATAAAAAACGATGTGCGATTAAGGGATAAGGTTGGTAAATTAATATTGCCACTTATTACTATCAATAGAGCTTCTGTTACAAAAGATCCAAATTTTAAAGGTTCGTTTCAAGCAAACTTGCCTGAACAGCAAGATTACAGAGGTGGAGCTATTACTAATTCTTCTAGAATCAATCAAGACAAAACACAAAATTTTCAAAATTCTTTAATACAACAATCTTCAAGTAATTCACAACAAACTGGTAAACTTTCAGAAAACTCAGATGTTATATACGAATATTATAACACTCCCATACCTGTATATGTTGGGATAAATTATGAAATTACTTTGAGAACTGAGTTTCAACAACAAATGAATGACCTATTGCAACCTTTTATAACTACAACAGGTCAAGTTAATTGTTTTATTTTTGAAAGAGACGGTCATAAATATGAATCTTTTATTCAACAAGACTATTCAATGAACAACAATACTACAAATATTGGTGAAGAAGAGAGAATGTTTGAAACAAAAGTAACAATTAAAGTATTAGGGTATCTTATAGGGGAAGGATACTCGAGAAAACGTCCTAAATTAGCAAGAAGAGAAAATAGAGCAAAAATTAGATTTACCGGTGAGCGTAGAATTTTAGGAGATAAAGCCCCATGGAAAAAGAAAGATAAGGATTATAGAGATTAAAGGTATTTGGACTTTCACATAACTATTTATAAAGACAATTGTATTAAAAAGGAGAATATTAATGCCTAGAAGATTTGATTTTGTTTCACCTGGTATTCAATTAACAGAGATTGACCAGTCGGAACTCCCCGTTACAACAACTAACGACCCAGGCCCTCTTATAGTTGGTAGAGCTTTAGCAGGTCCTGCTATGAAACCAATTAGAGTAAGCACACTTGAAGATTTTAATGAAGTTTTTGGAATTGGAATTTCAGGTAAAGGAGGCTCAGATAATGATATTTGGAGATCGGGAAATTCTCTCGGACCAACATATGGAATTTATGCTGCTCAAGCACATTTAGCTTCAAATACAACACCGGTAACTTTTGTTAGATTATTGGGAGAACACAATCAAGAAGCTAGCACTAATGCTGAGTATGCTGGTTGGGCAATTGATAACAATGCTGCACCGTCTACAACAGTTACAGCAAATGCTGCTGCTTATGGATTGTTTGTATTTCCTGAAGCCACAGCAAATGTTGCAACTGGCTCTTTAGCGGCTATATTTTATGTAACAGGTGCTGTGTTAGCCCTTTCTGGTAATAAAGCTGGAACGAATGACACAACTGCGTCTGTAGGGACTATGATTGACTCTCTTGGTGGTTCTGTTGCTAAATTTAAAATATCTTTATTTAACACAGATAATCCTGCTGTTGGTGATGCTGCTGCTGAGGAGTTTACTTTTAATTTTACTCCTGGGACTTCGAATTACATTCGAGATCAATTTAATACAAATCCACAATTAATTAAAGCAAATAAAAACTTTGGTTTAACAAATAAATCTTACTTCCTAGGAGAAACCTATGAAGAATCTGTTAGAAGTGTAGCAGGAACAGATACCACAGCTGGTAAACAGACAGCTATTTTATTAGCTTTGAATTCTGGTTCTTTAGATTATGGTCATCAAAAGAAAAAAGCCACAGCTGCCAAAACTGGTTGGTTTATAAATAGAAAAACAGCAACAAATCAAACACCTGAAAAATTATTTAGACTAGTTGCTATTCATGAAGGTGAGTGGATTCAAAATAATTACAAAATTAATATTAAAGATTTAGTTTTGGGTAATGAGTTAGTTCCAAACTCAAGATTCACAGTTGAAGTTTGTGATAATAAAGGAAACATTGTTGAACAATTTTCAAATCTAACTCTTGATCCTGGATCAGAAAATTATATTTCCAAAGTAATCGGAGACCAATACTTAGCTTGGGATGAAACAAATTTAAAATATAATGTTAGAGGTGAGTATTTAAATAACTCAAGTTATGTTTACGTTGAAGTTGCTACAAAAGTTGCGAAACAAGAACTAAATGATCGTCATGCTTTACCTGTTGGGTGTCATGGCCCTCTTAGACCAAAAGGATTTTCATTAGTTCATGGCTCTGTCGGTGTTAACAGTTACGGAGACGTAATAAATACAGGGACTTTTTCAAACGGAGCAATAACATTGTTTGATGCTTCAACAATAACAAATGGAACTACTATTACTATTACAGATCACGAATCTAGAGCATACAAAATAGACCTTGATAGTAGTGTTGCTCTAGGAAGTTCGTCTGGTAGTTTTGATTCAAATAATTTAGCAAAAATTGGTATCAGTGATCAAACGTATGAATCTTCTGCTTCTATTGCTTCACAAATTGCAACTATTTTACAAGCAGCTCCCAGTAATGGTTCAGGTTTTAGAAACTCAAATGTAGTTTATAATGGTGAAGATGGAACAGGAGCTATTGTTGGAGTTTCAGCATCAGTTGCTGGTAGTAACACTTTTACATTGCAAGAAGCAGGCGATACAGCTGGGTTTGTTGCCTTAGGTTCGGTAACTGCCGGTGAAGACACAGACGACTTTGCTCATGCTTTTGTCGAAGGAAACGCAACAATTCCACTTGCAGGTGGTGATTCAACTGTTTTTGCACATTTACCTGCTAATTTTAGTGGTTCTGTGAGATTTCCATCTTTAAGATTAACAGAATTAAATTCGAATTCAAATGGAAAGAACTATCCTCCAACTACTTTATTTGGTGTTAGACATCATAGAGGAACAGCAACAAGAAGAGATGATTCTTATATTGATCTTGTAAGAAGTCTTCCTTCTGATGCGTCTTTTACTCTTAAGCACCATTATGGTGAAAATGAATCTTTACCAGATGCTTTAGAATTTTCTTATATTTTCTCTCTTGATGATATTAAATCAGGTTCTACAAATCAAAGCACATACTATTATCAATCTGGTGCATATGACAGTTCCGAATCTATTTCTCAACAAAATGGACTTGGTGGAACAAATGGTCTATTTAGTAAAAAAATTAGACAATTTCAAGTGCCATTATTTGGTGGATTTGATGGTCTAGATATAACTGAAGTTGAGCCATTCTCAAATACAAACTTAACAGATAAAACAAGAGTTAATTCATATGCTTATAATTCTATATTTAAAGCATTAGAAACAATTTCAGATCCTGAAGTTGTAACTTACGATTTAATAACCCTTCCAGGTATCACTAATACTGACGTTACAGATGAAGTATTAAACTTGGTTGGAGACAGACAAGATGCTCTTGCTATTATTGATATTCCAAATGGATATCAACCGGGATATGAAAATAGTGGAACACCAGTTGCTGGTACAATTGACGGCTCTATAAATAACTTAGAAGGTCGTGTAATCAACAATTCTTATGCTGCTACCTATTACCCTTGGGTTAGACTTAGAGACCGCGTAGGGGGTCAAAATGACGTTCTATATGTGCCTCCTTCTGTTGCAGCTGTAGGTGCACTTGCAAAATCTCAAGGATTAT